AAGTTGGATAGAGAACTACTTTATGCAGACAACAGCCTATGCTATTATGTATGAAGAGCTATTTGGTAAAAGCATAGATCAAATCGTTGTCCTTATTGCCTCCGAAGATGGTACTATGCGATCATTTGTCAAAGATAAAAAAGAATACGTGGCTAAATTAGAACAAGCCATTAAAGATTTTTATAAATATTTTGAAGAGAAGACAAAAGACAAATAGTCATAATGGTCTCTAGGAGAGAAACCATGAAAATGTTAAAAGAAAATCTTTTACTGATATTTTTACTTAGTTTTATTTTATTCATTTCTACTTGTAGTTTTACTGTTAAAGCTGATACACATTTAAATGATTGGAATAGTGGTAAATATAATTTCAGATGGCTGAATGTACCAGTAGTTTGTGGTACTACAAATGAAATACAAAAATACTTAGATGACAATAATTTTGAATTAAGTAGCATAAGTGTTGGTAGAGAGGGTGCAAAAAAAGAAGGCGATATTGCTTATCTTGTTACATACTATCTAAACAAAGATAGAACAGAAACTATATCTGCTATAACATCACCGACAGGTTCAGAAACTTGTATGATGTATAGAAGTTTTGATTTGAGGGTGCCTGGTGCATTGACATAATGGAAAAAGTATTTCTTATTTCAGCAATGATTATGAATTTAGAAACTGCTGAAGTAACACCAAAGTACCAACAATTGATATACTTCTACACAAGACCAAATTGTGAAAAGTATTTAGAAACTAACTATGAAGCTTTATATAATGGTTTACAACTACATTTAGATATTACAAAAAACAAAAGTGTAATACAAAGTATGAGTTGTTTAGGTTTGACAGACGAAGATTTAAAAGAATTAGAACTGGATATCTATGATGATGAAGATGATGATACCATTTCTACATAGAATTACTTGTTGACTATAAATGCAATAGGTAGATCGGACACCGGGGCAGTACCGGTCACCTCCACCATAAACATACAAAGAGTGTGCTTATGGGGGGTGTGATAGGTTTGACGACTACTAAAAAGTTTATAAGAGAGTGATAGGTGACAACCTTAAATGTTAATTAAACGCAAACGATAATAACTTTGCATTAGCAGCCTAGGTTGCTTAGGGTCTGGTCCACCTAGTAACAGAACGGACCATTGACAATATTAACGTAATCTGATATATTAGTAATATGAATGTTGAAATAATTGACAAAATGGGTAGCGATCTATCCGTTGTAAATGCAGCTAGAGTTTCGTTTGCAAAAAACCAATCCACATTTGAAGAAAAAGACGAGAAGCTAATTAAGTATTTGGCTGAACATGAACATTGGTCTCCCTTTGCACATGGTCAATTACAATTTAGAATTAAAGCACCTATCTTTGTTGCAAGACAATTAGTTAAACATCAAGTAGGTTTAGTATGGAATGAAGTCAGTAGAAGATACGTAGATGATGATCCAGAATTTTATATACCATTTATTTGGCGTAATAAGGCAGAAAATAAAAAACAAGGTTCAGGTTCAGATGAAATAGAATATGATATTACTGATTATATTAAGAAGACAAAAGAGTTATATAATGATATGATTGAAAAGAATATAGCTCCAGAAATGGCAAGAATGGTCTTACCTCAAAACATGATGACCGAATGGTATTGGTCAGGTACGTTATATGCATTTGCTCGTGTATGTAATTTAAGAGGTAAAGAAGATTCACAACAAGAAACTAGAATGGTTACACAACACATCAGCGGGCATTGTAAAGATCATTTTCCTATTAGTTGGAGGTACTTACGTGAACAGTAAAGAATTTTCTTTAGAGATAGAGAAGATAAAAAAAGAAAAACGAGGCATATCATACTTGGATGCTATGTTACATTATTGTGAGATAAACGAAATAGATCCGTCTACCATTGGTTCTCTTACATCAAAAGCATTAAAAGAAAAGATTAAAATAGAAGCAATGAATTTAAATTTATTAAAACAAAAAGCTGGAGGTAAATTACCTATATGATACCTCATTTACTTATTGAGAACGCTAGAGATTTAAATACACCTTATGTCATGCCTCAAATGTGTAAAGATAATATACCATTAGATTGGGCAGACTTAGAGTTAATTGTTAATCTTACACCATTTGTAAATACAGATAGATTCAATATAGTAAATAGAACAGAACCATTACATTGGCAACATACAGCATGGACTACAGATAATCAGGCAGTACCACCTACAACAATCAGAAAGATATTAAAAGATAAAACTGTTTTTATTAAAGATTGTAGTAGATTATCAAAGGCGATAAATGAATGTATAAAAGATATAGAAGATATATTTAAAGCACCTGCTGACGCACACGTATTTTTTAATACACACGAAAATGATGGTAGTTTTGGTGTACATTTTGATAACAACCATAACTTTATTATACAATGTGAAGGCGAAAGTGTAATTAAAGTTTGGAATACTGAATTAAATAATGATGATTTTAAATACAGAGATGTTGATTGTGTAGAGGGTAAAAAAAGATTAAGAGAAATAGAAGAAAGTAAACCTGCTATTGACCATATTATGAAACCTGGCGATTTAGTTTATATACCTAAACACCATTATCATCAATACATAGCTAATCAAAAAAGATTATCACTAAGTATACCAGTAGCAGATTATGAAGATTATAATATAAGACAAGATAGAGATTGGATAAGTTTTTAATGTATGAAAAAATTTAAAGATAACGTTGAAGATTTTTTTAAATGGGTCAAAGGTACTGAACTAGTTGAACTAGATGATATAGATGTATCTGAGGATCCTGTTAGACCAGAACTTACACTTGGTTTTAGAATAACACATGGTCGTAAGATATTTGGTCTAAAATATAATGATGAAATAGAGGCAATCGTTTGTGTTGCATTGTGTCCTGAAATACCATATACTGTAAGAGAAATGGATTATATGAGTCAGGCAGCTAACTCAAACGGATCAGGTGAGATTGTGGTTGCATATACTGTATGGTCACGTAAAAGAGGTGCAGGTAGAGAAATTATAAGTAAACTAAGAGAATGGGTAATTGATAAAGAATATAAAAGATTAGTTACCTTATCACCATTAACAACAATGGCAACACACTTTCATATAAAGAATGGTGCTAAACAAATACATATAAATGGTGAAACACAAAACTTTGAGTATAAATTATAATGTATGGTGGATTTGAAGTTTAAAAGACATACTTGGCAGTTAAATTACACTTCACAAGTAAGTCATATGACTTCCACAAATATGAGGGTAAAATAAATGTTAAACTTGACACATTTACAAAACGTAATGACAGATATTTTTTTCACAAATTATCTACAAGATACAATGAAAACGATATTGTTTATTTCTTTGTCAGTAATTTTGTATCAGATAGTAAAAAATGGGTAGGGAACTTATTAGAAAATGAAGGTGCTGAAGCTTATACCAAGTGGCGAAAATATCAGGAAAGTAACCGTTATCATTTTAGAAATGATTGTGTATTACTCAATGATTACCTTGGGACTAATAGCCTTAGGTTTGATGATGTTTTTCGCTCTGATAATGGACAACATCCAAGATTTTTACAGTTACTTATTCAAAGGAAAATTCACATCCAGACCGCCGTCATTTTTAACTCAATCTTATCGTTTAGTAAGGCATTTGATAAGAGTATCAAAGAAAGGATTATTTGGCCTGATCTCTCATTTAAGATTGCCAAATTAAAAAATTTTGTATCAATGAATGATACCGAATGTAGAATGATTATGAAAGATATATTTGTATGAAAGCAATAAAAGAATTTTTTATCTCATCTTATCGCTCTGATAAGATAGCATTTTACTATGAACAAGTTAGTTTCTTTTTTATAGTAGGTGCAAGTTTAACATTAGCTATTACAGCAGTAGATCCAGATATGAGATACATCTATCCAGGTTACTTCATTGGTAGTTTAACAGCTGTATATGCACATATAAGAAGAAAGTTAGCATGGCCAACATTGTTAGTAGGTTACTTTTGTTTAATTAATCTATATGGTTGGTTTGTTGCTATGCAATGGATATGAGTAAAGAACAATTAGATAGAATAGAAAAAAAATTAGATAAGTTAAATAAAAAAATGGACAATCATATTAGAGAAATATGGTCTGTCTATGAGCCAATCAAAAAGATATTAGAAAAACTTGAAAAATTTAAGTTATGGTAAAATACTTTGATGAAGAATGGCCTAAACATGAGGAACTATTAAACATTGGCATGAGAATGTCAAGGCAAAATAAAAAAGATAGAATGAAAAGAGTTTTTTGTATAGGTAACGGCGAAAGTCGTAAAGATTTTGATTTAGAAAAATTAAGAGAACATGGTAAAATATATGGTTGCAATGCCATATACAGAGATTTTTTACCAGATAGTTTATTATCAGTTGACAATGGTATAATGCACGAAATATACCATGCAGGTATTGGTCAAAAGATACCATGTTATTTTAGAAACTGGACAAAATGTCCTGCTCATATGTATGATACGTTATTGTATTCATCTATGAATGATGAAGATAGAAAAGCTATCAAAGAATATAATTTACATAGAGAAAATGATAAAAACAATGCTACAGAATTTGTGATGAATGGGTCATCATTAAATGGTATGGCAAGAATACTAAGAACTGATAAGACAACTTTTTTAAAGAATGTAAATCATACAAGTGTTTACATATCTTGGATA